TTCAGCGGTATGAGGCGCGTCGGAGGCCGTGCGCGGCGCGCTGAGGACGGGCGATGCGCTCTCCGACGTGGTGACCGCGTCGACCGGGGAGGGCTGGTCGACGAAGTTCTCGACCGTCGAGACCGAGCGCGAGGTCGGCAGGACCCCGTAGGTTCCGCCGGTCGCCAGCGGTAGGTTCGGCCCGACGTTACCGCTAACGGGAGGCAACTACTCGTCCCACTTCCAGTAGGTGTTCAGGACCGAGCCGGTGGACCCGGAGTAGTTCCAGACGATCAGCCACTGGGTCGCGCCGGCCGTCTTGGACAGGACGATCTCCTCGCCGGGGTTCCACACGAACACGATCCCGGCGGCGATGGTCGCCGGCAGCGCGGCCCGGCGGTAGATAACGGTCGGGGTCGTCGGGGCGGTCGACCAGGCCGTCCCCGAGTTCACCGCGGACGCCACGCCGGAATCCGGGTTCACCGCGTTGCCGAGGGCGTTGGTCGTCGCGACCGGGGTGTTGCCGGGCCGGCCGAGGAGGAACGGCGAGGCCGTGGCCGCGTTGCAGAAGGCGCCGAACTCGCGGATCTTGGCCGAGACGGTCGTCGCCCCGTGGAGATCGCTGTAGGCCGCGACCGTCGCCGCCGCGACCGAGGCGACGCCGACCTCATAGAACGCCATCAATGCACCTCGCGGAGTTCAGGCGGGACGCCGTAGCGGTGCTCGCATTCGTCGCACAGGTAGATGACGCCCGGTGGCAGGTCGCGGGTCACCCAGCCGTCCTGCGAGCCGCAGGAGTGGCAGTGCAGCGGCTCGCCGTACAGGACGGTGCCCTTGTACCGCACCAGCGCCCGAGTCTGGTGCGGTACCCGCGAGCGGCTGTCGAGGCTATCCACTGACGGTCATCGTCTCCGTCACGGTCAGGGTGTCGCCGTTCCCAACCGTGGCGTCCTGGTTCAGGACCGTCTCGAACAGGAGCGGTCCGGTCCCGGTGGTCTTGGACGCGAACAGGCCCATCTTGTGGATGGCCGTGAGCGTGCCCGAGATGCTGAACGCCTTTTGGAGCGTCAGCGTTGCCGCGCCGAAGGTGTGGGCATAGGTCGCGAGGGCACGGGTCGCACCCGAGGCGTTGATCTCGGAGGTAAGTGCGGTGTCAGCCGCCGCTGCCGCAGCCGAGTCGGTGGTCAGGGCCATGAACCGCGCCGAGGCATAGCCGCCGGGCGAGATGATGAACGCGTTGCCCGAGGCCGGGGTGGTTCCGACGGCATCGGCACCGTCCCACCACTGGTCGATGGTGATGACGTTCGTCGTGTTCGACACGATGTTGCCGTAGACCGGCGGCGTGGTGATGTTGGTCAGGGTCGAGTAGACGCGCATCCCGGCGAGGCCGAGCTGCGGCGTGGCGAGGTTCGAGGCCGTCCAGACCGAGCCCGTGCCGGTCACGGACGTGGCGCTGACGGCGGTGTTCGGGGAGCCCTGCCCACCGGCGGGGATGAACCCGCCAAGTTGGCCCGACAGCCAGTCGCGGCCGATGTTCGTCAGCAGGTTCTCGCTGACGCCGAGGTCGGTCACCGTTCCGTCGGGATGAGTGATGGCGGCGTGGACCATGTTCGGTCCGACGCGCACGGTCCGCTCGATCCGCGACTCGACGCGCTCGAGGCCGATCAGAATGCCGTCGTCACCGAGCTGACGAATGCGGAACTTCGGGTTCATTGCATCTCCTCTGTCACCGGATGGCTCCGGGGTGCTCTTGCTCATGCCTTGGGGATCGTGTGGGTCAGGGCCGTCACATCGACCTGTGCCCCGAACTGGATGGCCGTGGAGTTCAGGACGAGATCCGCTGACGACGTGCCGACCGAACCGTCATGGACGACGGTCGTGCCGTCAGCCTTGAAGCTCCGGAAGAACGTCGCGGTTCCCGTGGCGTCGGCCGCCGTCTCGCTCGCGATCGTCGCGAACGTCAGGACGCCACCGACGGCGCTCGGTGCCGATGGGTTGGAGAAGCGAAGCTCGGCAAGCAACGTGTTCCCCGACAGCGCGGTATCAGCCGTGGCCGGCTGAGACCCGGAGTACAGGCGCAGGTAGCCGTTGTCGAGAAGCCGGCCGAATGCGTCGGCCTCGGCATTCACGGCAGCATTGGCGAGATGCAGGGCATTAGCCATTGGCAGCAGGCTCCTGTGACTGGACGATGGCGGTGATCTGGCCCGCTGGATTGCGTTCGACGGTCTTGCGGATGGGTCCGGTGGTGGTCTCCGGGTAGGTGCCGACCTTCGGCTTGACGATGGGGACCTGGGGCTCTCTCGCTCGCATCTCGAGGAACCGGGCGATCTGCGTCGGCGAGTAGCCGGCGTCGGACCACAGCTGCTCCACCGGGACGCTCATCGAGGCGAGCTTCACGAGCGCATCGACGTGCTCGCTCTCGGTCTTCTTCTCCGGATCCCGCCAGATGGTCTCGGACTCGTAGACCGCCCCGCGCGTCGTGTCACCGGAGGCGAGGAAGCCGAGCCGGATGACCTCCTCCCAGCCCTCACCGAAGTAGCGCTGCTTGCGCTCGGCCTTGGCAACGAGGCCGGTTTCCGATGCTCGCAGGCTCTCTCCGGAAGGTGGCTGGCCGCCGTGCTGGAGGAAGTAGTGATAGGGCGTCCGGGTCTGCGAAGCGAGGTGCTGGATGAGCATTTCGACGCCGGACACGAACGGGCTGAGGTCGGCGGCCGTGAGGGTCCCGAACTTGGCGTTCTCGTTCTCCGACACCCACAGGCGATCCGCGGCGGCGGAGAACTGCTCGGCGGGCTCACCCGTCTCCTCGTCAATCTCGATGGCGATGCCGGTCGCGTAGCGCTTCGGGTAGGCCGAGAACTCCGAGGCGACCATCATGTCCATGACGAGCTTGTTGATGGAGTCCTGGATGGGCAGGACCGAGGCGAGCTCCGACTGACCCGAGCCGTCGAGCGTCGGGCGGTTGACGAGCGGCACGAGGGGCACGGTCTTGAGCCGGTTCGGGAGCGGCCAGTTCTCGCCCCGGACCTCTCGCGGTCGCCACTGGGGATTGAGCGAGCCCCAGTCGGCGGCGAGCGTCTTGATCGGGTCGCCGGAGATGTACTTCTCCACCGTGTCCGGGAAGTAGAGGGTGGCGTTCAGGAAGCCCTTGTCGTCGATCCACCGCTTCAATCCCGCCCGGCGCTTCCGATAGGAGCCCGCCTCGTAGACGACGATGGCCTGGCAGGCGTCCTCGATGGTGATTTCGGGCATGTTGTTCTCGCCCGGCCCGACGAGGGCGTAGCTCATCTCCTTGATGAGCGCGGACGTGTGGGCAATCTGGGAGTACAGGTCGAGCTGGTTGGCCTGCCACATCTGCCACGCCAGCCGGTCGCCCTCCTCGTCGCCCGAGACGACCTTCTTGGCGACGCCCGTGCCTGTCGTGACGGGTGAACCGATACGGAAGCCCTCGACGTCCAGCCGCTCTTCGACGGCATCCACGATGAGGGCCGAAAAGTTGTCGGCGAACGCCCCGAACAGGCTCCCGAACGCCTGCCGGAACTTGGACGTCGCGAAGGCGAGCCGCTGCTTGCCGTCGTAGTAGTCCTGGTACTTCTGGACGCGCGCGGCGCGCGAATCGAGGCGGTCGGACAGCTTCTTCAGCATCGCCGCCGAATCCGGTGGCATCAGCGGTCGGCGACCGCGGCGTCGAGACCGAAGCCGTCCTCGCCCTTTCTCAGCACGTACTTGGTCCGGCCGTCGTCGGCGTCCTGGTGGAGATGGACCTTGAAGAGCTGGGCGTGCTTGACGTGCTCTGCAGTAAACGGATCGTCGTCATGGGTCGTGGTTCCTTCCCGGATGGCGGTACGCCAGCGATCCACAGCGGGCGCCATGCGGGTCGGGACGTTCGTGTCGAAGTTCAAGATGACCTGGGGATGATCCTTGTCGACGACATTCGGCCCGAAGCGCTTGCGCCAGTCATCGAGTTCGTCCCACCACTTCGGCGGGTCGGCCAGCATCAGCCCGACGCGATACCGGGCGAACGTCTCGGCCAACGTGTCGGTGACTTCCTGCCGGGGGACCGACCAGTCCGACGGAGCGTCCTTGGGTCGGGACCACTTGGCGATGAGGAAGCGGTAGCCGTCCTGCGTGCAGCCCCGGAGGACCGTCGCGTCGCGGGAGATGGAGCCGTCGAAGCCGACCCCGATGATCGTGCCCTGCGGGACCTCCTGGGGCTTGGTCAACTCGTCCCAGCGGCGGGGGTCGATGGCCCTTCCGGCGCCGGTGGTCCGGATGTTGAACCAGAACCGGAGCGTTTCGTCCCAAGGGGTGGCTGGATCCCGCATTTCGAGGAGGCGCCGGTCAAGGTCGACCCAGTAGGCGTCGCGATAGGACTCTTTGAGCGAGGCTCGGAGCCGAACGTCGTCCCAATCGGGGTCCGGCTCGATGGCCGGACGCGGGGCATAGCGGAGAATGCCCGGCGCGCCCTCGTCGGCGGCGATTCCGGACAGCTCGGCGACCGATTTCTCGCCGAGAACCGGCGCATTGGTCGATTCGCGGGTCCGACCGCCCATTTTCGCCACATTCCGGCGAAGAACGCCCGCCAACCGGATACCGCCGTTGCGCTGGTTCCACAGATGCGTCTCGTCGAGGACCGCATCGGTGTCCCGCTGGCCCTCGCGGGAGCCTGCCGAGGCCGTGACGGGCTCGAGGATGCCCGGTTTGCCCTTCAGGAAGAGCCGCGTCCGCCCCTGGTCGATGTTGAGGTTCTTGGCCGCCCGAAAGTCGTTCGCGACGAGCATCGAGTAGAGCGCGCCGTACGTGTTCTCGGTCTGGTCCTCCGAAACGGCGGCAATCTGGACCCACGGCGGCGGGCGGTCGCCGGTTCCCCACGGAACTCCGACCGGATTGCCGTCCGCATCCCAGCCGTCGAAGCAGACCGGGCCGCAGAACGCCTCGAGGGCGTCGACGGCCATCCACGGGCTCTTTCCGACGCCCTTCGCACCCTCCCAGATGAGCCGGCGGTAGACGAACCGGCCCGTTTCCGGGTCGATCTGATACCAGCGGAGGAGCAGTCGGGCTTGCTCGTCGGTGAACTTGAGCGCCTGCGTCTCGTCGGCGGGGCTCGGGAGGAATGTCGAAGCGTGGTCGAGAACCTGCCAGCCGAGGGTCGGGAACTCGTCCTCGTACTGAGGCCCGCGCCACCGCCGCCTGGGCAGACGGCGGCGCGGGGTCGCAACTGGAGAGTCGAGGGTGAGGGTCATGGTTGCACCGCGCCGGTGATAGGTGATACCGTGGCCGTAGGAGGTGTGAGATGGCAGTCAAGAAGCGCAACGTCTGGATCAACGACGAGGACTGGACGGCGATGGGCGACAAGGCCCAAGCCGAGGGCAAGACGATCAGCGTGCTCATCCGAGAGCGGCTGCTGACCGGCAACGGCCACGACCCGCGGTTCGGCAGCCCGCGACCGGCTCCGAAGGGGAAGTGAAACGTCGATCATCCCGCCCCTCCCACGGCCCGCAGATGACCGTAGGCGCTCTTGGCCGTGTCGAGGCGGACTGCCTCCTCCTCGGTCTCGACCTTGGGCGGGGCCCCGCGCCG